GGCTGCGGTCTAGCCTATACCGGCTAGGGAGAGGGTATATTCACCCCCCTGCAGACTCGACAACTAAATGCCGACCTTTGCGGTCTGGTCATGCGACCACCGCCAATGTCTCCATAATAGCTCTCAGTAAGCTAACCCTGTCGAGTTCTGTAACCACTTCCACCCCCTGCACTACTGGCATGCTCATCATCGCCGGCCCGGACCATGTCTATGGGTCTTCTGGCTTGAGCAGCGCTTCGTCGCAGAGGGATTCGCAGTCACATACCCCGAACCTAGGGCTCACCTGGTCCACTGAGTAACCAGCCGAGATTTCAGGTTCGCTGAGGGAAGACGATGAGTGTCCCATCGGGCGCACGATACGTTGCCATGAACTGGCTGTCTGTGCGCCGCAATGGGGGAACTAGACCGTGAGAGTCCACTTGCTCAACATCACGACATGGAGGGGCCAGGCCCCCCACATCCGAGCATGCGATCTCACGCCTCCGAACGATCCGGATCTCATTCTGAAAACTTGTAGGGCAAGTCATACTTGGCCCCTTCCATTTCCGAATCCGTTCGCACTCATCCTTGGAGAGGTGGGTCACTTTCCATGTACCCCTATCGCCAGTCGCAGGCCCCTGGTAATTCATCAGGGACCGGACATCACCGGCAATCCTCTCCTCTCCCTCACGCAAAGGTTCCGCCTTGGGACGTACCACGAGCTCCTCTAGTTGTACAGCGACCTCTGGTCGGGCTGCAACTTTCTTGCGGAGCACGTGGACGATCGTTCCCGGAATTCTGGAGTTCCGGGTTACGTCCCATTTCCGGTTGCCCGATTCATCCTTGACCTCGTTGGGGAAAGCGCGTCGTTTCCACATGTCGTGCAGATAGCCAGCAATTCTTTGCTGCCAACGAGTGAATCGAGTCGTACAACCGGCAGGTAGGGTAACGCCCAGACCGCCCAGCTCGAGAGCACCATGTAAATTGTACTCTCCTTCTCGAGTGTGGCGGCGGATTTCCTCCACGTAGAGCGCGTGAATACGCAAATAGGTCCTACGTGGGTCACAGGCCTCGGCGAGGCACATGTTGACTTTGGAAGTCCAGGGCATGTCGCGGTACTTCTCCCGTGCAGCGATGGCTGCCCGGGTCTCCCGCCAATCAACCTCCTTCGACCGAGAGCCTCCATAGAGAAGACTAAGGTTGAGAAAGCCAAGCTTTCGCAGTCGAAGTTTGCCGCGAATGATATCGGCATGGTACCCTTCGGAGTTGATGGTGACGAATGTCGGCGAAATATAGTTCTTGCCAAGAGACAGGGTAAAACCTGCCCTATTGGTCCATTTCTTCCAGATCTGGTAGAAGGACTCGTTAGCCTTGAACAATATGTCGTCGCCGTTCACCTTCACCGGAAGATCTTCAATCTTGAACGATCGACCAGTATACTCCTCAAGTGCCAGCCAGAATGCGGCGAGGTTGATGGCGCAGAGAATGGGGAATGACATTGGAGAGCCCATGAGCTGACCGTTGGTCTGCTCGATCTTGTGCTCCTCTGTCTTTAAGGCATTCGGATAGGAACAAACATGATTGGCATCGAATTGCCAGTCCTTTCCGAGCCCCCGCACGTAATGAATCGTGTGGTTCCCCATCACGGCTCTGCAGATGGTCCTTTCGTCTTCGGTCGCCCCAACACCGCCTAGTGCCTCCTCGAGACACAGCGAGTTGATCTGCTGCGACAATCCGTCGGTAGCGGCTGAGTAGTCGCCACTTACGAAATCGTCAAAGGCAAGACCGAGAGAATGGCACTTGTCGTGCACATCTGCAATGTCTGAGCCGTCCATTGGACGTCCGGTCAGTTGAAAACAGCTGAAACGCTGCATCCTTTGCCACATGGCTTGCTGGACCGGCATCGACGCCCAATACGGAAGACCGCTTCCTTTCGTAATGAGTCTACATTTGAGGGGTTCAAGGCACCCGGCGACCTGGGCCTGGCACTTGCCACCTGATTCCGCAAGGGATTTCAGGGCGAGCTGCTGGGCCACGGTATTCTTCACCCGAGGAAGGTATCTCCGATCTTCGGTAACACCTTTCTTAGGATCATACGCCATGCCAAGAAGAGGCCAGTCCTCAAGGAACGATTCCTCCCCAAACAGCGGAGCCTGCTCGAGCAAAGTGCTGCGAACAAAGCCTGCCCGACCACCATCGGCTCGCGTACTCTCGAAGCACGCGTTGAAGCCCGGATTACCCGGAAGATCAGCAAAATGCCGCATCCGAGGGTCGGATCCAAACGTAGACCATTCCCTACCTTTCAGAGACCGCCAACTTCCCTGCCTACGGAAGATCGCCCGAAACTTCAGTCGGAATTGCTCCAACTCTTTGTCGGGAATCACTGGGAGACTTCGCGTTAGGGCAGCTTGATGCTTTCGCATAGCTTGCACCTGGAAGTCACCCGGTACCGTAGCGCAGCCTCGCTTCACACCCTGGAGAATTGCGTGGAATACTCGCATGGGTCGATTTTCGGTCGTTCGTGAAGCAAGGAGGTTGAGGAAATGGCGGCGGGTTCCACCTGAGAGCAAACGCTTCCAAGGATTGAAACCCGGTTCGGCGGAACCTCCACCAAAGTGCTTATCGAGGGTTGCGGGGCACGGCGGTAACTCCGACTGTCGGAGAAACCGTGCCATCGGCCACGCAACGAGATACTTCTGCCAGTCAACTGCATCAGCAGCACTGGGGGCAGCAGCTATCACCTCGAAGCACCCAAACCAGTGTGAATCCTTCGAGTGCCGAAAGACGGAGTCTGCATCACTGCAAACATCCCAGACGGCCCTCATGAAGCAGGCGGCTGTTTTCCACAGCTCCACCTGAAGTACAGGATCCACACTGGACTCGGCGCAAGGATCGATCGCTGATCGGATCGAGGGCGGAAGCTGGTCATCCAGCAACGCCTCCCTCTCCATCAATTTGCGATCTATCCCCGCTCTATGGAGACCATCTCCATGGCGGCGGCCACCGCGAGCGCACCCGTCCGGTTCCTTTCGAACAGGGCGGCCCGGCCTTCCCCCAACCAATCGGGGAAGGATGGTCAAAACATCGAAAAAT